AATTGACAAGTCTCTCAGAAAGTACGATAATGAACTTTACACATCTAACAATCGGAAGAAAAGAGCGTAATGTCTAAAGTTCTTATATTGACGGACACTCACTGGGGCGTCAGAAATGACTCCCCAGTTTTTCTAGATTATTTCAAGAGGAGCGTAGATGAGTTTCTTATCCCATTCATCAAAGCCAATGGTGTGCGCCATATTATACATCTTGGCGATCTCGTTGATCGTCGGAAATATATTAATGTACTCACCCACTCTCGGCTTAGAGCAGATTTTCTGGAGCCAGTTAGTGCTTTGTGTTCTTTACATATTATTGCTGGTAATCACGACGAATACTTCAAAGACACCTACACAGTAAATGCTCTAGATGAGTTCGTTGGCAATAGATATGCAAACATCAAGACATACTCTACTCCTACCACGATTGAGATTTATGGTACTGAGTTCTTTCTTTTGCCGTGGATTACCAAAGCAAACGAAAAGCAGAGTTATGAAGCCATAGAGAACACTAAGTCTGCTATTTGTTGCGGGCATCTAGAACTAGATGGCTTTGAAATGCAGAAAGGCTTGTTGTCTGACCATGGATGGAATCATCAAGTTTTTAAGCGATTTGACAGTGTGTTTACTGGCCATTATCACCACCGTAGCAGTAGGGATAATGTTCATTATATCGGTGCTTTGTGTGAGCATATATGGTCTGATTATAATGATCCTCGCGGCTTCATTACGTTTGATACACAAACCCGTGCTGTTGAGTTTCATCGTAATCCTTTCCGCATCTTCCATATGGTGGCTTATGATGATGTAAAGAATCCAGATATTCTTGAGAAGATTAATGCTACAGACTATTCCAAGTATAAAGATTGCTATGTCAAGGTTGTTTGTGTAAATAAAACCAATCCATATGCGTTTGATGTGCTGCTGGACAAGTTGTACAAAGAACAAGCGGCTGACATTTCCATTGTTGAAGATATCAACTCGTTCACAGATAACAACTCAGAAGATTTGGTAGATGAGGCACAAGACACACTTACCATTCTTGACAACTACATTTCAGGCTTGACTTTGCCCGTTGAATCTGATAGAATGAAACATTACATGCGCGAGATTTATACCGAAGCATTGTCGTTAGAAAGTATTGAATGATAACATTTGAATTGATACGATGGAAGAATCTTCTATCTACTGGTAATGCGTGGACAGAGATTGAACTAAACGCAAATAAGACAAATCTAATAGTAGGCGCAAACGGACATGGTAAATCAACCATTCTCGACGCGCTTACTTTTGTCTTGTTTGGTAAGCCATTCCGTAAAATCAATAAGCCCATGCTTGTCAATAGCGTGAATGGTAAAGATTGTTTGGTTGAAATTATATTCAAGGCCTACGGCAAAGATTACAAGATTGTTCGCGGTATTAAGCCAAACATCTTTGAGATTTGGGTAGATGGCACTCTACTCAATCAGGACTCAGCATCAAGAGACTATCAGGAATATCTAGAGAAGTTCATTCTCAAGATGAACATGAAGTCGTTCTGTCAAATCGTTATTCTCGGTTCAGCATCATTCACTCCGTTCATGCAGTTGACTCCTGCTGACCGTCGAACAATTATCGAAGACTTGCTTGATATCCAAATCTTCTCCGTGATGAACTTGCTGGTAAAGCAACGCGCTCAAGAAAACAAAGAGAAGTTGGAAAACACGCGAGTTGTCATGCGCTCGACAACCGAGAAGAAAGATTATATTGAGAAGACATTGGCCAGTCTAAGACAGACTAACGATGATAGATTGGCTGAACTTGAAAAGCAGTATCAAGACCTTGCACAACAAAAGAAAGATATAATTTCTGATGTTGAGAAGATTGTCGCAGAAAAGAAGCAACTGCAAGATGAGGTAAATGACCTATCTGAAATAAAAAAGCAGTTTCACGATACCGTAAAACTTTACACTCAGTTTGATACAGAAGCAAAGCGGTTGGATGCTGAAAAAGAAATGTTGAAAACTACCGATAACTGCCCGACTTGTAAGCAAACAATTGAGAAGTCGTTCAAGTCTCAGCGTGTATTGGATCTTGGTAATACAATTAGTGGTCTAGTTGTTCAAGCCACAGTAACAGAAGGTCAATCTAACATTTTACTTGCTGAGATTAGCAATAAAGAAAACCAAGTCAAGCGTATTCAGGCTATCTCTGCTGACATTTCGGCTAAGAAGCAAACGATGATGCATCTTGTTTCTACGATGAACGATATAGAAGATTTCATCGACAAGATTAAGAATGCTGACAAACTAGTTCAGAACAGCGAAGAAGATTTGCTAAAGACGGTTGGCGAGATAGAAAGAATCGAAGGCGTCATCAAGTTTCAGATGACAGAAAGAGTTATGATTGATACTGCTTCTGCGCTACTGAAAGACGGTGGAATCAAGACGAAGATTATCAAGCAATATATTCCAATCATCAATAAGTTGGTCAACAAGTATCTTGATAGAATGGGATTCTTTGTCAACTTCAACATCGATGAAAACTTCAACGAGGTAATCAAGTCTCGGTATCGTGATGAGTTTGCTTATGCCAATTTCTCAGAAGGCGAAAAGACACGAATCGATTTGGCCTTGATGTTTACTTGGCGTTCCATTGCCAAGATGAAGAATAGTGTCAACACCAACTTGCTCATTCTGGACGAAATTCTAGATGGAAGTCTAGATGCAAATGGAACAGATGAGTTTCTGAAAATCATAAAGACCTTGACAGACGATACAAATACATATATAATCTCACACAAGACTGACACTATTGCCGATAAGTTTGACAAGACATATAGATTTGAGAAGATTAGAAACTTTAGCAGGTTGATGACATGACAGTAAAAGAATCCGCAGAATACGATAACTTCCTGGGCAAGAAAGAAGAAACCGCGAAAGAACAAACTCTCGCGGAATTTCTTGGCATGGAAGAAACTGATGAGAATGAGAGAGAAAAACTTTGGGTAGGAATGCCTGAGTTTGAACAGAAAGATAATCCTCCGTTCAAGACACTGTATCTTCATTTCCGCAATAAGCAAGACTTTGATGAGTTCCGCACAAAGTATGCACAAGTGGATGACGAACAGACTATTACAGATAAGACCAAGAGTATGTGGTATCCACATCTTGACAAGGACGAAAACTCTTTGAAGCGTTGGTTTGAAGAATGACGAATCCGACACATCCCGTTTATATCATCTCGAAAGGTAGACATGATACTATGTATACCTCGCGCTCACTTGCGCGTATGAAGATTCCACATTATATCGCTATTGAACCGCAGGACGAAAAACTCTATGATGAAGCGTTGGATAATTTTGGCATTCGTGATTACGTTACCCTTCTTGTGGCTCCTTTTTCTAACCACGGTGACGGTCCTGGTCGCGCAAGAAACTGGTGTTGGGATCATTCTATCTCAATAGGTGCAGAGAAGCATTGGGTATGTGATGATAACATCTCAGACTTCTATCGTCTACATAAGAACCAACGCATTCGTGTGGAATCTGGTGTAATCTTCAAGGCCGCAGAAGATTTTGTTGACCGATTTGAAAATGTTCCTATCTCAGGCTTTCAGTATAGGTTCTTTATTGCACCTAATCAGGCTTATCCGCCTTTCTCTATCAATACACGTATCTATTCCACTTTGCTTATCTCTAACAACTGTAAGCATCGCTGGCGTGGTCGTTACAACGAAGATACCGATATCTGTCTTCGCGTATTGAAAGATGGCGATTGCACAATTCAGTTCAATGCATTTCTGCAAGGCAAGTCTGCTACTCAAACTGTGAAGGGCGGCAATACAGCAGAGTTCTATCATGCAGAAGGTGAACTAGACAAGAGCAAATGGCGTGATGGACAATTGAATGCAACAGGCACAATCAATAAATCTCAGATGTTGGTTGATATGCATCCTGATGTTGCTCGGATGGTGTGGCGATATGGTCGTTGGCATCATTATGTGGATTATCTGCCGTTTCAAAAGCCAGAGCGAGAATTGAATCCAGAACAGTTACAGATTAGACGAAACATCGGACTTGGTCCAGATGACAATCGGCTGAGACTGAAATCTGGAGTTGATTTATCAATCTTACCTAAGGTCAACAATTACGGTATGGTTCTCAAAAAGATATCAAAGACTTAGCCGAACTCAATAAAATCAATCATTTAGCCACCAGCTATGCGTCCAAAGCATAGCTGGTATGCATTTTGACCACTTGTAAATCCGACTTGCCATCCCCATCTATAGTATATGACAACGGAGAACACTATGACCCAGATGCTCAGACTTGACGATTCCCATATCGTTTCACATATCGTTTTCGAATCAAAACCTGAAGTTTATCATGTGGACCTTTTGTCCATATCAGATGATCTTGAGTTTCCTGATATGATAGATACTTCATACGGAAATGAACAGCCGTTCAAGTTGTATAAGAAAATGTATTCCAACAAGCAACCTGATAGCAAAGCTGTTTTGCTTGTCTATGTCGGATAAGCTTGACATTCTCCGCAAATCCATCTATTCTATGTCCATAATAACGAGGACACTATGGAAGTAACACATAATCATAATGCCAAGTCCCAGCTAGCCAAGTTGCTGGCTACGGAAAACATTACGGTGCAGCACAAGCCTGATGCCAAGACCGCGTGGTTTGATGTAAAGACCCGCGTTCTTTGTCTTCCTGTCTGGCGTGAAATGTCCAACGATTTGTACGACCTTCTGGTGGTGCATGAAGTCGGTCATGCTCTTGATACTCCGACTGAGGGCTGGACTGATGCTATCGCTGACATTGCCAAGCGTATCGCTGGTTCTACTTCCAATCGTGCTATTCTGGCCGTCAAGGGCTTTCTGAACGTGATTGAAGACGCCCGTATTGACAAGCGCCAGAAGCGCCGTTTCCCTGGTGCTCGGCGCAACTATGTCAAGGGCTATGCCGAACTAATCGACCGCGATTTCTTTGGTACTAAAACCAAAGACGTAAATTCCATGTCCTTTATTGACCGCTTGAACATTTACTGCAAGGGTGGTTCAATGCTCGGCATCAAGTTCAATGCCGAAGAAAAGTCCCTTCTTGCTAAGGTTGAAGCCGCTGAAACTTTCGATGAGGTTCTAGCCCTCACGGAAGAAATCTTCCGTTGGTCTAAGGAAAAGCAGGAAGAGCAGCAGCAGGACATTGAAGACTTCCGTGCAAAGTCGACCGCTACTGACGATGATGACGAGGACGATTCCGAGTTTGAATATGGCGATGATGATGCCGAAGAGGATGAAGACGCAACTGGTTCGTCTGGCTCCGCTTCTGATGACGAAGCCGAAGATGCCGAAGATGAGGAAGATGAGGAAGAAGATGGCGATGACGCCGAAGCTTCCGAAACTGGCGATGCCGCTGGTGAAAAAGATGATGACGATCCGCTGAATGTTGGTTCTCAGCGTGAAGATGATATTCCTGAGTCCGAGACTGAAAAGGCTTGGCAGGAACGTCAGAATGACCTTGTAATCAACTCGGACGAAGAATATATCTATGCTAAGATTCCGCGTCCTATCAACTATGATAGTGTCGTGAATGATTACAAGATTGTTCTGGCCGATCAGCGTGAATGTATTGTCCGTATTGCAAGTCAAGAATGGCTCAAGGAAATTCGTGCTGAACTTCAAAAGTTCAAGTCGGACGAGGTCGCAACTCTTTCCTTCATGGTCAAGGAATTTGAAATGCGGAAGTCGGCTGATGAATATGCTCGGACTTC